CTGCCCATTGTACTTATCATCGCCAACAAGAACGTTCATCAAGCCTTCTTTAATATCTTGATTAAGAATTTTATATTTTTCTTCTCCAACAACTTTCTTTAAATCAGGAATAACGAATTCAGCTTTTGTTGTATGATCAGAAACAAGAACTCTACCAACGCTTTCGTTCATGAACAGCGATTGCATTGCTGCCATGTTCGCGGGGTTGATGCCGCCTTCATCGGGAGGCGCGCCCATAGTGATAAGCAACAGTACATTCTCGACTGTGCGAGAAATAGCTTGGTCAATATGCTTCAATTCTAATTTCGCATTAACATCTTCCATAATTGGGAAGGTAAATGGAATTGCGAATGGCTCATAATCTTGTTTCTTATAAAAAGAGTAGAGCAAAAATTTTGGATCGAGCTTCATCTTCAATCCATCTCTGAAATACGCTTTATCCTTAACCTTCTTCTGCATATCAGGAGGAAGAGATTTAAATAATTCTCTATCAGCGTCGTCCTTTGGATTCTTGAGTCTTTCTAACTCATATTCTGAAAGAAGTTTTTCGTAAATTGCATCTGAAAACGAAGCAGAAACTTTAGCGACGATTTCATAAGGATTAATCAAGATGTAGCGAAGAGGAACTTTGTTATTAACAACTCCGTTTTCGCTTAAGCCAGATAAAAGTTTAAAATCTTCTGCTTTGAACTTACCGTCGATACGATAATAGAAGATGTTTCCGCTGCGATAGTATTCGCGGAAGTATTGGTCCTTTAATTTCCATAGTTTGATCTTCTCAAACCACTTGGTGAAGAACTCTCTGCTACGTGCTGTGCCGCCTTCAAGATAAACTTCTGTATTAGCGAACTCAGTAGCAATGTCGATAGTGTTTCTAACCAAAGCGACGTTTGCGTAAGCCTTTTGGCAAAGAAGAATAGCGTCACGAATATCAACACCGTCTTTAGAGAATTGATAAGGAAGTAATCCTTGACTCAAAAGAGCGTAACGACGAATATTATGGTCTGTTCCGTTTCTTGGAGCCTTTGTGTTCTGCGCTGTATCTGTTGCGCCTTGAACTGGACGGCTATAAGACGCTTTGGCGACTTCTGTGAAGTAAGATTCACCTAAAAGCTTTGGTTCGTAGTTGTTATGAACAGGAAGCGGGCCGCTTTCTGGCTTTTTAAACTTGCTCCAATAGTCCGACTTCTTGTTATATGAACGCGACATATGATTATATAGTAAAAGTTACACTAAAAGTATCAAAAGTACTTTTATGACTTTCATTTTACCTCACGAAGAACGGAGTAAAAGTTTGCGCCTGTTGTTCTGGACAATCCATCATATCAAAATAAACTTTCATCATCCAGTTACCCAACACCAAGCAAGAGTATGAGTCTTTGCGTGTTTTTTCCGCTCCGCTTTGTCTTTTAAGCTCTGGCGGAAGGTCAAAACTCTGGTGACCGTTAGCTGTCGTTGTAGGAATGATCAGAGAACACTGCGCTTTAACCAATTCAATCAAATCAGATTGATGGTCAACGAAATCAACCATCTTTGCGTCGTTTGTTTGATTATCTTCTTGGTCGCGGAAGAATTTAATCGTTTTAATTGGAATCACTTTGTTCTTTTGTGCGGTAAAATCATTATCAACGGCTTCCGCAGCAAACAGCATCTTTCTGTGATCGAAATTAGACTGCAACAATTCGTTGGCGTAACGAATCCAAGAGCTTGTCGGTACTCTAAGATAACAAATGCGAGTATCTTTTAAATTATACGCTCGTCTTGCTTTGCGAATCTCGTCTTGATACTTTTCCGACGAGTCGAAATCAGCTTCAAACATTTTGATTTCAATTTTACTTTGTTTAAACACTTCGCTTTCGTTTGCAGCGTTGATAAACTGTACGCCACCGTTATAGTCGCCGCACATTCCAACGATATTGAAGTTGTTCATCAAATAAGCTAAGTATTCGATGTGCTTTTTAAGATTAGTTCCTGATACAGCATAGTTGTGCACAAGAATTCCTTTGCGATTAGGGACATCTAACTTAATTAAGTTCATGGCAAAGTCGTCAGACGATTCGTTCTCTGCCCACGAAGGGTCAAAGCTAAGAATATAGTCCGATCCCTTTTGCCCAGCCACTTCAATCGCTTGGCCTTCAAGCGGCTTGATTGTGCATTCGTGCATCTTGCTTAATTTAAAGTAACCAGAAGAATCATCCATGAATCTAGAGCCGAATTCTCTTTGAAATTGCGATTCAGACATTGTTGATTTCGCTTGAGTCAGCAAACTCTCATCATAAAGACCGTGAGGAGCTACATCATAAGCGAAATGCAAGATCGCTCTTGTTGATCCACCTTTTCCATCCTTTTCAGGAAACTTGATAAGCGATTCGTATTGCTTATAAAGCTTATACATATATTCAAACTGATAAGAAGCGGACGACAGTACAATAATTTTATTATTCGGCCATTTAAAACGATCTTCTTCAGTCATATCTCCTTTAGCTATTAACTGAGTCTCTAAATCATATACTTCTTTTCTTTCTGTTGGATTTTGTACGACAGAAAGGAACGGAATAATAACTTCGTTGAAGATTCTTTCTGGCATCAACAAGAATTCGTCGATCATCATACGGTGAAAGCGAAAACCACGAAGCTTTTCGCCATCGCCAAGAGGTAAGCAGGTAATTTTACTACGACCAAACTCCATAGTCCACTCATCTGAACTCTTAGATACTTTTGTAATAGCTTGCTTTAAGAAAATAGCGTTCGGCTTGTCCGCGATTTCTTCAATCTTGCGGAAAATCATCTTTGCTTGACGAAATGTTTTACTTACAATACCAATGTGAACGCCTTGATTTAAAATAGCGTCTAACGCTGCGAATACAGCACAAGTAAAGCTCTTAGAAAGACCGCGACTCCATACCATCATAGAGTAATCTGTTTCAAACATCGTTTTAATTGCGAGATGCTGAAATGGAAACGGTTTTACGCCACAAATAATCTCAGAAGAGAATGAAATGTTGCTGCGTAGAAATTTATATAGAAGAATCTTAGCTTCGCGCTCTTCTAGATAGCCTTCTTTCTTTAAAATCTCTTCGTTTACTTTATTGCTGTTGTAAACGCTTTTTCTTTTTTGGTCGCCAACGATCCAAGCCATGATTGATCCTTTTCTATGAAGTATTGAACGTCTGTTTCCCAAAGTTTTGGGCCGCAGACGAGAAGTTTAGGTATTAACGCTATGCTATTTTTTCTGCTGCCAGAAAAAACAAATTGACAGTTCTTGTGAAACTCTTGTTGCAGCAAACGCATATTATGATATACAAATTTTAGGTTAGATTTATGCGGAGTGAAGTCGTTATTATTTTTGATCTGATCAAAACTAGACTCTACCACAACAAACAAGAAACAATCCATAGATCTGCATCTTTCGATCTCTCTTTTAAACCTATCGAAGTTTTCGCCAACTAAAGTGCTCTTAAAATCATTCTCCGATTTTCTATCAACGAATGTTTTAGAGTAATTTTGCCCGCCAGCGGTATAGTCTCCGAAATCTAACTTAACTTCTCTTTGATTTGGGAACTGCAACGGCTGTTGCTCTCTTGTATCAATGAAAATATTAACATTAGAGTAGTCAGAGTAAAAATCTTTGTGGATATTCTTTGTGAACATTGGCTTTGCGCCAATCTCTGAACAAACAGCAGAGTAAGAACCATAATGCTTCTTAAAACAGTCGATACTCGGTAGTTCACTCGTCTCAATTTCGATATGACTAGGCGCAACAACTAATTCTTTGTTAGTTATCCGCTTTTTAAGTAGCTCTTTGATGTATGGCTTAACAACTTCTGCTTTTTCAAAGTTGCACCACTTCAATAACTGCTCTCTGTTCTCGAAATCCTTTTCAAAATAAGACTCTTTATCCTTGAAGCTTAACTTTGTACCAGTTAAGAGGTTTTTCTTCGGGTAATGGGTGCAGTAGTAGTCTCCAAGCGACATCTTATGCTTCTTCAAGTGCGTATGAAGACTGCGCTCGCTTGGAAAATCTTGATTACATTCTTTGCACTTAAACGGCATCATCTAATGATATGCCCAAGATACGAGCTTTCCACTCAACCATGCTTTCAAGCTTACCAGCCTCTTCTCTAACAAGAGTTTTTTGCATTTCAGCAATCTTGATCATGTTAGCACGCTCTTCTTCGTCTTGAAATAGTTGAACAATAGCGAGAATAGAAGCATTTTCTTTCTGTCTAGCATTAATGCGTCCCGATCTATCGCCTTGAAGCTTTTTGATAAGACTTTCGACGCGACCTTCGCACTGATGGTACTCACCGCTCTTAGCTTTAATGATTTCAGCAAGACGAATACTCATTTCATTCTGCTCTTGAGTATCTTCAAACATTTTATTGAGTTTGTCTAAGTGTCTTGAAGTAGTTTCTAAGTTAATGATTTCTTTGCACACGTTCATGTACAAATTAACTTCATCAGCAGTAAGGTCTGGCTTATCCCAAGTCATTCTAATGAACTCTTCTTCAAAGATATTGCGATCTTCTTGTGATGTGTAACAATTAATGATCTTTTGAAAACGTGAGTTAGCTAAATTGATTGTAAGTTTCTCAATACAAAATTTATGTTGACGATTGAGCTTATCTTTGTTGATCTTTTCACCAGTAGCTTGATTGATTTTGTTAATAACGCGCTCAACAGAACGCGGAACTAAGTACTTTAAGCCAATAGCGCTTTCAGATTCAGGTTGGCCTTCTACATTTGCCGTTCTAACGAAGTTTGCCACGGCTCTTTGCTCAACTCCAAGGTTAACGATCCTACGATCAGGGAAAATAAGCTCTGCAATCCTTACCGCAGACAGTCCAATAGCTGTTTGATCAATGATAAACTCTTTTTGAGATTCTGTGAACTCAATGTCTGCTGCTTTTTCGTACTTCGACGTTTTATAATTGATTTTATTGCTCGCCAAGAACGATCTGATCGCAATGCCTTGTTTAGATCGGCCATCGAGCTTCTCGTTGCCAAAGAATTTGCGCGTGATAGTATTTAAATCAGGAAATTGCTTGGCTAAATCTTTAATCTGTTCCGCTTCTTGGTTAGTAAACGAAATATCTGTTGGTTCTTCTTTAGCTTCCACTTAAAATGTCCTCCGATTGTAAAATTTTTAAAGCTACTTGACGAAATAGCTTCTTAAGATTTTTGATTTGTTTATATCCAGCCTTCTTACCCTTTTCGTTCGTCTTGTAGCCCATTTCTGCTGCGACCTTCTCCTCATCTACACCGTCAACGAAAAGCCTTGTATAGACTCTGTATTGCTTAGGAGCAAGATACAAGCGCATCTCTTCGTGAAGACGCGCCGCACTAGATAAAATGTCGAAATTCTGATCACGCATTGAATGAACAGCGTCAACGTGACCTTCAATAGATACGCAGAGCTTAACATCATATGCACTCTTCTTTGTTTTCTCCCATTTCCTGTACAACGGGCACTCAGAACACTGTCTTCCGCTTGGCGTGATAGAGCAAGCTGGTGGCTCGTTACCTTGATTAAACTTACAGCCCAAACATGGGCGAGTATAATTAGAATAGTTGTTACGAAGTAAGTTCTTGATCTGATTAGAAGTGATTCTAGCTACCCAAGGTTCAAGTGGACGATCTTGTTTCCACATATGCCACTTCTTTGAGATGTGAAAGCGCACAATCTGCGCGACATCTTCATAATCCATCCAACAAATCGCTTTGAGCTGCCAGATATATCTGTGCTTCTCAATGATTTTATCTATTACATCCTTCTTATCGTCGTAAGTTATTTTACCCAGCTTTTGAGCTTCCATATTTTTCAGGAGATAGGCCATCAATACCATCAGAGCGCTTTGCTTTAAACTTTCTAGCTTGCGCTTGCATGGGATTCCGTTGAAGCTCTTCTAGGCTGAAGGATTTAAATCCTCCCTCCATTGCGATTTCAACGTCTAACGACTCTATGTGTGGAAGCTCCTCAATGTCCGAAGAATCTTCGTCATCGTCTTCTACTTGCGAACTGCGAATAGCAGTTGGTTTCTGCTGTGCTTTTACTGTTGGCTGTTGAACAGCTTTTGAGTTAAAGGGATTGCCGCATTTTGAGCAAAAGTTTGGTGCAAATCCAACATACTCATGCTTTGCGCCGCACGATGAACAGAAAGTGATAGCCATAATTATTATTTAGATATGCGGTCAACCTTATCGTTAAGATTTTCCAGCTTTACTAATATCTTAGTTATATCTTTCTGAATTTCAACCATTTTGTCCGTATTAACTGGCTTACCCTCATCATCTACTATCTTAGAAAGGCGTCGAGAAATACTTTTTACTTCTGTATTAACATACGATATCTGCTCTGCCTGAACCTTCATCTCCACAGCAACAGGATTAAAGTCATCCTTCTTTACGTACGTTGTATTTAAATAATACAGCGTACAGGCGATCAAAATTCCGCCAAATACTTTAATAATATTTGCCCAACTATTCAACTGAGACGTTTTTGACGCTGCGCTGCTCATCTTTTATTCTATAACGGAGATTAATGTTGTTAATCTTCTTTACAACAAATTTTAAGATTTCGCTTCTTTTAATATCTTCTTCGGAGAACTCGAAAGTATAGATTCCTTTCTCCATGCAGTCTTCTCCAGTGAAAAGATCGAAGAAATCGAGGAAACCATTCTTAACTTTAATGTCCGATTGCATAAAATCTCCGCATAAAAAGATTTTTGTGCCTTCTCCAATTCTAGTTAAGAGAGTTGTAATCTCTTTAGCTGTAAAGTTTTGCACTTCGTCAGCAATAATAATTTTATCAGTGAATGTGCTGCCTCTTAGGAAGTTTACTGGTACTGCGGTAAGTCTTCCGTCATCCTTAAGACGATGAGCATCAGTAGATTCAATAATTTCGTGAACTTTATCCTCAAGAGGAATCAGGTAAGGCGCGAATTTGTCGCCAACTGTTCCGGGCAGTGCGCCTAGAGACTTTTCTCCACTCTCTGCGATTGTTCTAATGTAAATAATTTCTTTGTCATTGTTACTAATGAGGTTTAACGCTGCGTAAACAGCCATAAATGTCTTTGATGTTCCCGCTGGTCCAGCGATGAAAGAGATTTTGGTCTGCTCGTTTAAAAGTATTTTTAATAAGTCTTGTTGCTTATCTGAAAACTTAAATTTTCTTTCTTTAAATTTGATTTCTTGTTTTAGTTGCGGAATTGTGATTCCCGCAGGTTTGGTTTTCTTATTCTTAGGGGCTTTTTTTGCCATAAAGTGTTAAACCATCTCTTCAATAATCTGCAATCCTCCTTTAGCGACTCCGTTGGAATCAACAGAGAGGGTTTGATTAGATAAAACGCCAGCTACCGAAAAAACAGTAGCATCTGACATCGTGATGGTGCAGGTTACTGTCGTGTTTGGCTGATAATCCGCTAGCCAGTCTGCATTACTCAGCCCATTTACTTGCAAGGACTTTGTAACTTTAGAAACGCTAACTTTTTCAGGGTATTCCGAGCCAATTATGAAATTTGGAACTCTATCGACTTGAATATCGAAAGAAATATTCTCATATTGCGAAATTGGAGTGTGGGAAAAATTTGGAGCAGTAAATTGAACTGTTGTCGCTCTCAAAGGAGAGAGTAAAATGCTTCCAGTTCCTGCTTCTTGCTCTGCGTGCGAGTAAATTCCAGAGCCAGTCGCTAATCCGTAAGAGTCAAATTGAAGCGCCGCAGATGCAACCTTCCAAGGTTCAAATGATGCGGAGAAACTCTTTAAATAACACTTGTTAAACTGGTAATCTGGAACTTTAATCAAAGAACCAGTGAATGAATCTCCAGTTAAGTTGATAATCTTGTTGATTTCTCCAGAAACCAAAAGGACATTCGCGGAAATGCTTGAGCTTTTTGGGCCAGTCTGGATATAGTAGTCCATTTGCTGACCAATTCTTCTAACTCTTTTTAAACTAGTTGTATTTGATGCGCTTAAACTAGTTGCGTATAAGATGTTGTCAGTGGCGCTATCAGCGTTAGTAAAATACGCTCTGATTTTATCGTAAGTAACGTAAGCCATCTGATTATTTTACACTTTTTTTGAACTGTTTAAGATCAGCGTCGTCAATCATT